TCGGCATAAAGTCGAAGATGGAGTACCCGCCATTCTTGCTATGTGCGTTCGCATAGAGCATCGCGAGCAGCGCAGACCCGCGCTCCACCCTCAAGCCAAGATTGAAGCCGCCGCGCAGCTTGCGATATCGCATCCACTGCAGCGCCTCCTGATAGCCGAGTCGCTGCTTGGCCTCAGCGATGGTCCTGCCACCAACCCCGGACAGGACGAGCTCGTGCCAGAACTCGTCCAGTTCGCTCAGCTCTTCGTCTTTCCCGCGCCGTTGACCTCTGCCATGACGCGCATCAGCTCCATCACAAGCCCGTGGTGCAGGGGGCCGCGCTCAGGGTCTGCTTCGCCCGTAATGTCGCCCGGGGCGAACACAGCATTGCCCTCGGCATCACAGATACTGGACGCAATGCGGCCAGCAACCGGATCAGTCTTGCAGCGCGCCGCCGTAAGGTCCGAAACGACCGCGGCGTATCCTATGCGGCGCACGAACACCGTTGCCGTAAATTCCTCGCCATCGTCGTTATTCCAGGCGATGTCCTTTGCCACAGGGGCGCCCGTGAAGGCGCCTGCTGCTTTGAGGTTATCGATTGTCAGATTCATACTTTCGGAATCCACGCAGAGCCACCAGAACGCTGAACGGTTACGGTAGAAGTGACGACAGCGTTCTGCTGGAAGTCGAACGGGAAGTCGCTGATATAGCCCTGGAACGTGAACCAAGTCCGAGTTTCCGGCAGGACGAAGTCGCCAGAGCTGTCAGCGGTCGGAGCGGCGGTGCCGTCAGACCAGCCAACCGCCCAATTGAGCACCGGCGGCGGGTTGGTCTCGCTCAGTTCATGCATACGAGTATGCGATGCGTTTTCCGGGTCGGCGTTGAGCCCGATGGATGCCTGCCCCGGCGTGCGCAGCCCGGGTTGATAAGTGCGGTCGAACGACTCAAGGCAGGTATCCTCGATCTGATCAGCCGGCGCCCCGCCGGGCGTGAAGGTGGTCGCGCACTGTACGGTGACGACGTCTCCGGTATCCGGGTCTACAAAATAAATTTGCGTGCCCTGGGTGAGTTTGCTCATCGGTAATACTCCTGTTGCGGGTTTTCAGGCATAAAAAACCCGCGCAAGGCGGGTTGGTTTGGGTTGCTCATTTCAGCGACTGACGAGCCAGTCAACGCTGAAGGTGTAGCGGTAACGCTTGGTTTCAGGGTCTTTGCTTTGGCCAAGCCAGCTGGTGATGTGTGCGTGCGGCTCGATGGCGTCACGCAGCGCCCGGGCTACATTGGTTACCGACTCACCGGTATTGCCGTACACGTCGACCTGCAGGCTGTACCCATCCATGTCTGGCGTTTGGTTGATGTAGTTCTCTGGGCTGCCGCCGACGCTCTGCCATACGGCGTAAGGGTATGGCGTGCCCTCCGGCACCTCGCCAAACGGCCAGATGCTCGGGGGATTTCCGAGCGCAGCCTGCACGGCGGTAGAGGCAGCGCAGACCGGATAGATTGGTGCGATCACTTGATGCCCGCCTTCTTCTTGGCCGCCTTGATGGCGCGCGTCATCTTCTTGTCGTACTGGGTTGAGAACTCACTGATGGCGGCGGCTATGTTTTCAGCCAGAGCCCTGCGCATAAACGGAGTGGCGGCAATCTTCTCGGTCCCAAACTCCTTGTATCTCCAGTGCCTGGTATCCTTGCCTGGCAGGCCATCCAGCGATGCCGAGGATGCATTGCCACCGGCGCCGCCCATAACGCCAACGCGGAACATCAGGTTTCCGGTGCGCTTGAAAGTCCTGCCGGACCAACGCTCCACAATGTTGCTCTCAATGTTCGCGGCGGTCTCTGGGTCGTCCAGCGCAGCGGCGTTCTGACGAGCCTTGTCCCGCACCAGCTGAGCAGCCTTGCGCAACGCAAAGCGGCCACCCTTTGTTTTCAGGTCGACTTCGATGGCCTCGAACTTGCCAAGCACCTCGGCCAAGCCATCAACATTTACCGACACTCCGTCAGTCATCGCCAACCAGCCCGCGCAGGGCTGCCCCGCTCTCGATCTCCGCAAGCGTCCACTGCTTCCAAGCCAGGTCATGCGCCCACTGCTCTCGGTCTGGCTTGGCAATCTCGCCCAGCTTGTGACCGGTGACGCCCCAAGCCATGGCGCCGACATCGGCGGTGATGGTGGGCACCCCGGCCAGTACGGCATCCACAGCTGAGTTGCTGTTGTAGCAGATGGCGACAGCAGCGCCTGCCAGATCTTCTTCCAGCGTGCCGCGTGAATTGACTGCCGTGCGCAGCTGCTGCTTGATGCCTTTGCGGGCGGTGAGTTGATGCGGGCGAAACTTGACTGGCAGCCCATAGGCCGCTGCAGCGCGCTCTGCCGTCTGCTCATACCAGGGCATCAGGTCTTTGCCCTGCAGACTGGCATCACCGGGAACCTGGCCCATCAGCAGGATGTAATCACCACCATCTTTCCAGGGCTGCATGGTGAAGTGCTGACGGAAACGCTCGCCGCCATCCACCGGTGCCGCCGGGAACTCGCCGTGGCCGTTCAGGCCGTTCCACGCCAGCGACGTCCAGGCGAACCGGTCACCAAGGTAGCCGCGCTCGAGCACAAGCACTTCATGGCCAGCCGCGCGCAGCTTCTGACCAAGCCGCCAGCCCCAGCAGGCCACATGCTGCGTCCTGGCCGCTTGTCCATGAGTCAGAGTGACATCAAATCCAATCGCCTCGAATCCAGCTGCTAGGGCCGATTGGTGTTCCAGCTGATGCTCTGCGCGCGGGCTGGAAATCAGTGTGACGTGCATACGCCAATCCCCATCTTGGAGCCGCTGTCTACAAACTCAACGCAGCCCGCATTGGTGGTAGCAATCTCCGCCCACAGGCGCGGCACCTCTACCGGGTTGCCGTGCACCTTCTCGCGCAGGCCCTGCCCTACGATGTCGTGAAAGGCCACCAGCTTTGCCATGGGTGCGTAGTTTTCCCAGTCCTGCTTGGCGCCCTTGTAGGTGTGATCACCATCGATAAGCGCCGCATCAAACTTACCGAGCCCGCGGATGCGCTCGATCACGTCAGCGTGAGTGCTGTTGCCCAGCACAACATCAATGATGTAGCCCTTGGCGCGCAGGTCTTCGGCAACGGCCAGCAATGATTGCTCAGTCTTCTTCTTGCCCCACAGGCCGCCAGGCAGATCGACTGCGCAGCCGTAGCTGCCGGCCGGCAAACTGCTCATCACCTCGTGAAAGGTGTCGCCGTGACGGCTGCCGACTTCGAGATAGCGCCGCACGCCACGGTCTCTCAGCAGGGCAATGAATCGGCGAAGCTCGTATTCGTTCTGCGACGGGGCGCGGCCAGATAAGGTTTTCAGCACAGGGCTTGCTCCAGGGTCATGCGCGGGAAGCAGCTCAGCGCTGTTTCTCTGCTGCAGTTGATGATTTCTGTTTGCTTGCGGTCGATCTGCGCGAACTGCTGCTGCCACATGGCGCATCGTTTCGCATCCGGGTTCTTGGTGCTCTGGTGGTCTCCGTGCCAGTGGGTGCCGCGCTCCACGGAACAGTCATACCCAAGCAGAAGCACTCTGGCCGCACCTCGCTCTATGGCGAACTGGATAGCCCGCATGCCGCTGTTGTGCGGCTGATTTGGCACTCGGTGCCGATTGATGCCGTACTTTGTGTCTGCGCTCTGGTAGCTCGACCAGCACTCTGCTGGCGTGTCGATCAGATGTTGGTTGTGATCCCACCAGCTCGCGTCAGCTGCGTAGATAACATCAGCGAATCGGGCGATCTGCCATGAGCTGTTAACCGCTACAGTCGGCAGGCCAGCAGCTTCTACCAGGGCGCAATCATGTTCGGTGAGGCTTGGGCCACTGGCGATGCAGACGACCGTCAGCCCTTTCCACATCATCAGCCCTCGTTCACGCCTAGACTGCAAGGCGCTGTCACAAAATTCAGCCCGCTATCCGGATCAGGCAGAAAGCCTGCCGGGTTGTAAATCTTGCCGTTATGCACCAGTCGCATAGTCGGCAGCAGGCCCTCACGATGGCGCAGCGTGATGCGCGCCACAATCTCTGATTGGTTAGCGTGCGCCGCCATGAAGTCCTTCACGCTCAGCGGCTCGATGGCGCAGGGTACCGACTCCCAGCCGGTTACGGTTTGCCATGTGACGATCTGCGCGCCACTGTTCGGGTCACGACTTGTCACCTTCTGCTGGATGGCGACTCGGTGGCGCAGGCGTCCGGCTTTGATACCCATGCTCACCTCACGCCAGCGCAGGATCGCGCAACGGGTAGAGCAGCGCGGTCACCGGCTTGGGCAGATAGCCCTGCTCGTATGCGCCGTCTGCGTTGTTATCGCGGTCTTTGTAGAAGTAGCCGACCAGCAGCAGCGTGGCCTGCTCGACTTCCGCAGCCAACACCATCGCGCCTTGGCTGTCGGTGATGTAGATCGGGTAGCCGCTGCTGTCCAGCACCGGGTTACCGTGGTCATCACGCTCGACCTCAAACGGCGACGCAGACTTGAGATAGTTCTTCACGGCCTTGGATGCGGCGTTGACATAACCTGTGATCAACGTGTCATCGTCGTCGTGATCCATCTCCAGCTGATGCTTGGCCTGTTCCAGGGTGATGTACATCATTTCAGCTTCACCCCTTTGTCAGGTTCATGAGTAGAGGCGCTGGGGCGTAGGTCTTTGCCGTCGCGGCCTTTCTTCACAGCCAGTCGCCAATCAGCAGAGCCACCGGGCACGCCTTCGGGCGCATCCTTCTGCGCAATCCAGTAGCAGCCGCCGTAGGTTGTTCCGTCGCCCTTCTCGTAGCCGCCATGCTCTTTGCTGAATACCCCGCGATCTACCACGGCAGCAATCTTGACTGACTTCTCAATAACCGTGTCGCCCGCCTGCATCTTCACAGTGATGGTGCGGCCATCATCGCCCAGCGTCAGGTCGAAGCTGTCCAGCGGCAGCGCGTCCCGGCCATCCTTAGGCTCGGGCATGCGGTCGGCAGCCTTGTCGAAGGTTTCCCGCGCTTGGCGCTCCCACGACAAGGCCAGGTCGGAGAATCGGCGCTCGAAGGTGGCGGCCACTTCGTCGACGGTAGGAACCGGTGCGGGCTCAATGCCTTTGACCATCTGCTCAACGTGCCGCTTGATTTCGTCCATGTCGGCGTCCTTGCCGGGGGCTGGCGCAGGCAAAGCCTTGACGGCCTCGGCGACTAAATCGGCCAGCATGGGCCGAATGTGCTCACCAGTCTCGGATGCATGCATTCCCGCGACAGCATCAGAGACCATCTGCTTGATGACTTCTGGGTCTGCGTCTTTGCCGTTTTCTGGCGCAGGGATCAGCGCGGCGGCCTGCTTGGCGATGGCTTCAAGATCCGGCCGCTCGTCGAGCGCCTTTTGCAGCTCGGCAATACGGTCGTCACGCGACTGCAGCTGGCCAGCGAACTCTTTGCGCAGCTCATCGCGCACGCCGGCCACAATCCCAGTCATGATCGGGGCCAGGGCTTTTGCCTGGGCTTCAAGCTCACGCATTGAGGGCACTGGTCATCTCCTTTTGGAAAAAGGCAGCGAGCGCACGCGCCTGGTCTTCGACTTCTTCGTCGGTGGGTTCTGGCTCGTCGGTGGGTTCTGGCTCGTCTGCCGGCGCCGACGCATTACTCGGCAACACGTTCTGGCGCACCTGCTCAAGCGGGAAGTCCTGCTGCTGCATGTACACAGTGTCGCCGCCTTCCAGCGGGGGAAGGTTGAACTCAAGGCGCGCGTTGTTGATGGTCTCGATGCTGCCCGATACCAGGGCACTGTGGTATTCAGCTTTCTTGCCCAGATCCATGCGCATTAGGACCGTTTCATCCATGTCCACGCGCAGAGGTGCCGCATCAAGCCCGGCCGTCAGTAGCGCCTCCATTGCCTGGATGGGCGCCTGCAGAGCGTCGTTGTAGTAGAGCTGGTTGATGGCATCCACGGTCAGGCCGGCAGGAATGCTGCCCAGTCCAACCTTGAACGGCAGGATGCCGAATGGCTGGCAGATCTGCTCATCGGAGTAGCGCAGCTGCTCGACCATCTGCGAGTCGACAGACTTTGAAGCGAGCGAGACGAACTGCAAGCCGTCACCCACCACGGCCACCTTGCCCGCATTAGACCCCGTGAAATTCTCATTCCAGTATTTCTTCAGGCGCTCGGCCGTTGGGTCAGAAATAGATCCGGGTGCGGAAAGGATGCCGGACGGCTGGGCATTGTTTGCAAAGAACTCAGAAGAGGACTTGAGGATTCGCATGTTCTTGAGCGCCGGCCAGTGTGCAGCCGCGATAGGCGGCAAACCGATCAGCGGGTGGAACGGGCAGATGCAGCGGTCGTGAATAATCTCGGACGCTGGCACAGTGATCTGGCCATCCAGCTCAGGCAGCTGGTTCAGGTTGTCGGTGTAGAGCTGATAGAACACTTCGCCGGAATCGGAAACCAGCGGCATCACGCGGCAAGGATCAAGCACGTAAACAGCGACTACGGTACCGCGGGCGTTCCGCTCCTTCAGGCCGTAGGTGTTGCCCTGCACCAGCTTTGACAGCGCCCACATTTCGCGGAATTGCTGCGGCGTCTGGTAATGGTTCGGGCGCGCCAGCACGGGCGAAAGGTCGGCATTCTCAACGGTCTGCCAGATGCCAGACGATGCTTTGCCCTTCAGCGCAAACGGCAGCTTGCCGATGTCCGTAGCGATGCGCGAGACGCAGGCGTACAGGGTCGGATACTGCACAAGCGAATCAAGGCGCTCTTCCTTGTTGCGCTGCCATGCCCCAGTGAAAGGCTCGCTGACCATCGGCCACCAGCCGCGGGACGCAGGCACCTGCGACAACGCTTTCTCGCGGCGCTTAATCTCCATCCCGAAAAGTCGCATGGCGGGCCTTTACTCTTGGTTTGCTTCGGTGTTCTTGCGA